AGGGCACTATGATAGTGTCGATCAGTCGAGTGGAAAGATCACACTGTCATCCGGAACCAGTAATGGCTACAAGGTGAATCGCACTCGTGTTGTGATGCGTAAGAAGTTCATCACTGATGACAAGATCGGAATGTTTGCTCGTCAGGTTGACGGTGAGCCAATTGCTGAGTTCATGCTTGCTCCTTTTGGCAATGATCGTCAGTTCGGCATGTATCCCGATACAAAGGAAGAATGGGATCCGGAGGGAATTTGGATGAGAGTGCAGAACAAGGGTCTGCCGGTCATTTATCATCCTGATGCTCTGTGGACTCTGACAGTGAAGTAGATCTTGATCTTATTCAGGAGGCAATCAATATGATTATTGAATTATTAGTAAATCTTAGAATCAGCAGTGGAAATGTCGTGACTGCTGGAAGATACGACAGTTCCAAGCGTGAATTTCCTGAAGCTCTGTGGAGAGAGATCGAGATCCACAAGAAAACGGGTAGGAGAACTCTTCGCATTCTCCAAGAGGATTCTCCTACCCGTAATCGGAAATCAGAAAATGATAATGCTGTGTCTAAAGACAGTGTGGATACAAAAGCCACGACTATTGATAGTGTAGACACATTCACGACTACAAGTGATGAGAAGCCTAAGAAAAAAATCAGACGTAGCAAATCTTCATAATTTGGAGAAGTCATGGCAATAGAGACCAGCGAACAACTTATTTCTGAAGTAAAGCTGTCGTTGGGATCCTCATCAGAGCTTATTGGGGCTGAGGGGTACGATTTTGCAGTATCCCAAGCCCTAAATGAGCTTGGATGGAGTCTTCCAGTTGACGGTAAAAAAGCATATTGGGCTGTTCAGAGAGGAAAGCGACATTGCTTAGACATTCTCAGAACACAGTCTGCACATAAATTTAGATACAAAGATTTAAGTCTCAATCATAGATTTAATCATTACAATGCTATGATTGAGGATCTTGATAAGAAATTTGAGAAAGCACTTGATACTGATCCTGATTTACTGGACATAGCTGATATGTTCAGAGTTTTTGGGACTTATGTGGAAAATGGCTTCGTCTACGACCAGTATGGAAATGATATTACGAAAATAATGCAAGATTTTGGTGTTGATAACGAAGGTTATAGATACAGGATTCTATAATGAGTAGTGTTGGAACTGATATTAAAGAAGTTTTTACTGAGTTAGCTGAAGCTATCAGTATTTACGATCACGTGTCAGGAGAAATTATAGCTTCTGGCGAATATACTGATTTTGAAAGAGAATGGCTTCCAAGATCAGCTTTTGAAAGTGAGTTTGTTATTACCAACACATTTGCTTATGACACAGTTGCTAAACCAGGCGATAGAATAGATTTTCATACAACTGATGGTCGTTATTTGATAGCTACGTTAGTTAGTAATACTTTTGAAAGAGAAGTCATTTCCAAAGATGGGATTTTATATAAGTGCAACAAACAAGCTATGGTCATGAGGAAGTCAGAGACAGAGACACGAGATACAAATTATGAACTCTCATACGATTGGGATGAAGTTTTTTCTGGTGAGTACGTTTTGTTTACAGGTAGACTTTCTGATCAAGAAATAATCAATGATGAGAGATATTTACGAGCATATACAAGAAAAAGACTTCTGTTTGCTTCTCGTCAGTTGGACATTCAATCCAAAGATCGTCTGCATATTGATGATGAGATGTATCAAATTGAGCTTGTTGAGCAGGATCGTTTGCCAGGATTGAATATGTGTACTCTCATTGATTATCAGGGAGAGTCATAATGGCTAGAAAAACAACTTCAATGCTCGGATTTGGTTGGGAGGAGTTTAAGCGTGTTGATCGTGCTGCTGAGAAGTCAAAAGTTGCTTTAAAGGGATTGGAAAAGACTTTTATATATTGGATGGGAGAAGAGGAAGGGGGAGCTTTAACGAAAAGAGCAGCAAATGAACTTGCTGCCAAAATTATTGAAACTATTTTAGAACAAAAAGATGTCATTACTGGTGTTCCTGAGTTATCTGATCAGTGGAAAATAGAGAAAGCTGATGCAGAAAGATGGGGAGGCACCCCGCTCGATCCAAGAATTGGTATTGCTACTGGACAAATGATAAATGCAATACGTCCAATTGATCAGGGAAGAGGCACTTGGAGAGTTGGAATAAGTGGGAATGATCGAGTTAGCACTAAAATAGGAACAATAACAAAAATTGCTGATTATGCAAGAATACTTGAGCGTGGATCCTCAAGACAACTACCCAGACCAATATTTTCTGGAACTTTTAGAAGATGGGTAGAAGATCGATTTCCTCAGTTTCTCAAAGAAACTATTATAAATGATCTTCAACCACATCTTGATAAAATTGCAAGAGAAATTGCTGAAAATCGGGCTGATGCTGCTCTTTTAGAAAAGTACACAAAAAGTGGTGGAAGAGAGTATGACGATGCTGGAAGAGGAACTCCAGTTAGGGCTACAGAAGGCGGACTTGAGGAAGTTGTTCAAGCTAGAAGAGAAGGACGAGATGTAGATCTTTATGATTTTGGTCAATCTGAATATGATTTTGGAGAAGAGAGAGATCCTTTAGGATATGAAGAAGCTGAAAGAACTGAGCAGTACGTTTCTCAACAACATGGACAGGCAACATTGCTTGTGACAAAAGGATCAGGAGATATTTGGAATTGGATTGATAACAAGTGGCAAGATGCTGTAACAGCACTTGAAAGACTGAGTATGTATGGAGCAATTTAAGGAGCAATCATAATGAATGTTGTGAGAGTTGAGAGAAGAAGTACATATATCACTCTTGATTTTTCTATTGAGGAAATTCAGCATTTAAAGAGAATTTTCGATAATGCTTCAATCGTGTATAATAGTGAGAAAGATGATAAAATGCCAAAAGCTGATAAGTGGTTAAGTGAAGAATTCTATCCTGTAATTGATGAATTGGTAGATAAAATCAGAGATTCATAATGACTTTACATCCTACACTTTCACAAACAAATATCTGGAGATCGATAAAGAAATTCTTTTTGGACGGAATGGACTCTTCTACCAAAATTTATTTTGACAGAATATTATCTGCTCCAGAAAGTGATACTCCAGATCAATGGATTTGTGTAATGTTGCATGAAATTGATCCAAAAGTAGTCAGTGAAGCTTTCATGCCTGTGTATATGTTCAGTAGGAATGATCCTGAAGGAGATAATTTATATTTGCTCAGAGATGATGTCATGGAAATCTTTTTTGATGGTTATATATCTCTCTATGACACAACAAAAGATCCCTGGGAAAAAGTTGGGGGCATTAAAGTAAATTTACGTCCTCAAAGTAAGATCGTATACAGTCCCGATCAAGTGAAAATGGTTTATATGCTTTCCTTATTGAAATGGGGAGCACAATGGTCATAAAGTGAGGGAACAATGGAGACAGATAAGAAAGGATGGGTTCTTTGTGAAAAATGCGGAAAGAAACTTTTAAGAAGAAAGCCAAATGGTGTTTTCGTATTTAAGTTTGGGAAAAATGCTCATTATAAGAGTGTTATTCATATTGAAATGTTTGGATCGATAAAGATGACATGTTTTCGTGATGATTGTCGTCATGTTAATGTTTTATCTTTATTTCCAACAGAAATATAAAATTTTCAATCCTTTTTGGAACGATAGAAATAATACTGAATTAGCAATTTCTCTAAAAAAATGAAACTGGAGGTATAATATGGCTAGAACTGGTCCTGTTACCAAAGATACTTCGACTGTTGCGCTTGGACTTGCCAAAATTTTGGTTGGTTCATCTGCTGACAACATTTCGGAAAAAGATCAAACATTGAATGAATCTGACGATTCTCTTGGAGCTTTGAATTCCACAAGCTTCTCGTCCGATGTTGAATTCTGGCGTATGAGTTCGGGCTTTCCTGCATTGGAGGACTTAGTTATTCCTTTGCGTGAGAATGCTCAGTTGGAATGTGAATTTCGTGAACTGCATCCTCGTAACCTTGCATATGCACGTGGTTTGGATGCTTCTTCTGGATATGATAATGCACATAGCGGTGAAATCAATCTTGGTGATTTGAAAGAGCCTGCATATGTGCGTATGGAAGCTATCTATACGTATCCGAATCAAACAAATCACATGTACATTATCTTTCCTCGGGCACAGGTGACGAGTTCCATGGATCTCAGCTTTGCTCAGGAAGACAACGCCAACGTGCCAATTACTATTGAGTCCAAACGTGCCGACTCTGAAGTGAGCGGTGGTGATGCTGCATGGGATAATTCGCCATTGGGGAGGATCTACTTCGACTGATAGGAATTATTCTATGTAGATGATTATGACAAACCCCCTTGTTTTTATGCAGGGGGGTTTGTTTTTGACATATGGATGTTTTTGTTTGTAGAATGAAATTACAATCTTCTCTTGAAGAAATCACAAACAATCCATTGGAAAAGAATCTCATTAACAAAAAGGAGAATACGTATGTCTGAGAGAACACTGAATCCTGATATCAAAGAAATTAACATTGGTATCAAAGAAGTCCATCCGATAAAGATTTATCCCCTCTCTATTCAAGATCAATTCGATATCACGAACAGACTCGTTGATGTTATTTCTCAGTTTGGTGATCAAACAAACTTTGAATCAAATGAGGATGCTCTGAAATTTCTGCAGGAGATTATTACAGATAATCTTAGCGTTATTCTTGAGTACGTGACAACTGAGGATGATCGTCCTACCTTTCGTGATCTAACAAACAATCAGTGCTATGAGATTGCTGAAGTCATTTTTCAAGTGAACTATGAGGCGTTTGTAAAAAACTCCCAAAACCTGATCGAAAGAGTGATGGAATTGCTTCCCAAGCAGTAGATCCTTTCGGTCGGGTTGTATTAACAATAATAAATAGTTTCACCCAGTATAGGATAAGCGATTTTTACAATAAACGCTTTTATGATGGGGGATTTCATTTATATCAAGTTCAGATGATGCTTGAATATATTGAGGACAAAAAATACAACGAGTATAAGTTTTTTGCAGCATTGTCTGGAATTGATTTGGATAAGGAAATTGAAAAAGCCCCAGAAGATAGAAAAGCTCTTTTGGATAGACAGCAAAAGAAGCAAGACTTACCAATCTTCAGAGACCCAGAAGAATATGAAGGTCTCAGTGAAGAAGAGAGGGAGCAAAAGACAAAAGATATGATAAAAGCACACAAGCAGTGGGTTTCTAAATCCACGAGTTCTAAGAGTGTAGGAACGTAGGGAGTATAACATGGCTGATCG